GCTACTTTATAATCACGATCAAGTACAGTAAGAAGCATCGGTAAATATATAGCATTTTCAAAAATGTCTCTTTCTTCATCATTAAGTCTACTCATTATTTCTACTCCATTTATGCTCTTTCTACGTCCACAAGCTTTCTAAAGGAAACGTAATGAATTTGATCTTTCTCATCTTGAATGCGTAACTGGTTGTTTAAATAATCTATGTAAACAGTACGGCCATATAAAGTTTTTATGTATCCGCCATTATACAAGCTGAATTTAAGCAGCTGATTATATTCCATACCTTCATGTATTAATATGTCTATATCGTTTAATTTATCTTCATTTAAGATAGGTTGTGCAACTTTTTTCTGATTTTCAATTTCATTTTTTACAGCTGCTACATGTTCTGGTAGCATCATAGCTACCCATTTTTTAGTTCCGCGGTCTTTTAACATATCCCCATCTCCTTTTCGATAGGATAATTATATAAGAACAATTGTTCGATTTCAATATTGTTTTCGAACGAATGTTCGTATATAATGATAGGGATTATCAAGAAGATTACTTAGCTTCTTAATGTTATATTTTGAAGTTAGAAGGGGGGATATAAACTGAATGTTATTGATGTTCAAGTGAATGTTAACCAAGCTGAGATACGTTCTTATATTAACCAAAAGTTAGAAGAACAATTAAAAGAAGCTTTGTTTACTTGGGATTTAGATCAAATGTCTAAGCGAACTTGTATGAGTAAAACATTTTTAGAAAATGAGTTTCTTCATGATCCTAGAATGAGGTTACTAGAGAGACGCAAAGAAAAAGGAAAAAGGTTTTGGTTCTATGAAGAATCAAAGCAAGTAATGAGAGAAATTATGGATGAATGGTAAAAAATAAATTAACACAAAGCGTGGACAGACGCTACATATTAAATGCACAGCATAATAATAGCCCAACTCGTTTGAGAAGGGCTTTTATTTATTCTTTTGGTGAAATACTTACAGTCAATATTCCAGCCATAGTAGTTGCTTTATAGGTAACACCTTTATAATCATATGTTTCATCTAAATTTGAAAGATCACCGCTATTGAACTTCAATTTATCCATTAAAATATCTCTACGTTCTTCTGTGGTTAACTCAGGATTTGATACAGCTATTAAGTTGCCAAAGGCTAAAATTATATTACTGTTTTTTCCATTGTCGCTTGTAGGCTCTCCCATGATGCTAAGATATTTTACTTTTTCACTTTTAGGTTCTAAATCTCCAAGTAAGTGTAAGTAATCTGTGATTTTTGCATTAATAACTATATTATCTCCTTGATCAGTGGAATCTTTCTCACTGAAATTCTCTATTTCTGAACCTTTAATTTCTGGTATAACAGTAATCCAATTATGTTCGAACTCATCCCATGCAAAATCAAAAGATGGTTTTTTAACTTCTTTTTCTGCAGAAGCAATCATTTCTGTTTCATACTTTTTAACTTCTTCTTTGTTTTTAAAAGTATTAATTTCAGCTATTTTCGCATCTGAAATATCAATATTTTCAGCGACTATGTTAGCAACTACATAACCTTCTTTTGTCTTAATTACACTTCCTACATTTCCATTACCAATAGAAATATTTTCTTCTGGTGTTATTTTTAATTTTTCTTTGGCTTTATTGTATTCCTTTGGATAGGTCATACCAACTTTAATTTCTGCTAATACTTTTTCTTCTGAAATTATACTTTCTTCTTTCTTAGATTCTTCCTTTTTCTTTTCTTTAGGTGTTGCAGTTGCTTCTTTAGATTCAGTGGCAACTTTTTTATCTATTGGTTCTTTGTCATCCACAAAGAAAGATGCTACAAACATTACTCCTAAGAAAATTAAAGAGTTTACAAACATTTTCTTTGAAGGTTTCTTCCTAATTTTTAAAACAATCGCATAAACAAGAGTTATCATAAACCCTAATGTTGCTAAGCTCATAATGAATTCCACGTAGTTTCCCCCTAAAAATTATCTATTTTCAACAAGTATTTTACATTTAGAGGTAATAACTTACTATATATTCGACAAAACTAGACAAAAAGATAGTCAGACTTATTTCTTGAATATAGCTGTAAAGTATACATCAAGAAATTCAGACATCTTGATAGCTTGAAAAACCCAAGTCTGCCCTTTAACTTTTGGATAAAAAACAAACCCGCCATTTTCAGCATCCAAAATTTTTCGGAACCGACTTGGATACAAAATGTTTTCTTTAATCCACTCACTTTTCCGAGTGGTCTTTTGCTCCAAGTCTTTCATGTTCCAATAAACACCTTTTAGTTCATTACCTTTCATTTCTTCGTATTCCACTTTCTTAATTAACACCATATCGTCAGGAATTTGAATAGATAATGAGACATTTAACTTTTGCATATTTCTCCACCTTTTTTTTACTTTCTAGAATGATAACTCTGCAACATTTTTAAGATCAGTAAAATCTTTTCCTAAATTTCTTTTTAGAAAATCCTCTAATTCATAGGCTGGCACTTTTAATTGACCTAACTTCAAAGCATTAAGATGGCCGTTTTTAATTAAAGAATAAACATAGTTTTTATTACATTTAAGAAGTTTGGCTACTTCCTGTACTGTAAAAATTACCTCATCCAT